CAAAGGAGCCGTACTGAAACGGGTGATTGCCGAAGCGTTGCACCACGGCCCTCACCGCCCGCTCCCTAGTCATCGCTGGTATGGAATCTCGCCACGCAGACCGCTAGATAGGCCTCCGATACCGCCAGAGGTCGCTGTAGAGCCCGTGTTAAACGTCTGCGTCTTACCGCCCCACCGGAACTTAGCCTCCACCATTTGGGGAAGGTACTTATAGAAGAGGTCATTGGCGTGTTCGATTTGGTGATCTGCGTCGTTCTGAAGACGCCCATTGGCCTTCTCAAAGGCTGCTAGGTGGGACTCGCAGCTAACCCTAATGATCGACTCGGCGCCAATAGCCATCTGTACGTCGTCAATCTTGCCGTACCACATAGGATGCGGGTCAGAGACTACGACGCGATCTAGGCCAATGAACCCGACTAATAGGTATACGTCCCGAAGGATTGAGTCGTCATTGAGGGCCGCCTGGGACATATCCCCGTCAAGTCCAGACAGGATAAGGTCAACCTTATAGGGGCTGATCTCATTGCCTTCCTCAATAGTCGAGATAGACCCGAAGTCCCCCAGGCCTGACCACGTGCGAGACGTACCATTCCAGTCATCAGCCGTGATCTCTCCGATATTGTCATGTACGTACACCGTACCTATGGGAGAGGCGTAGTGAAGTTCACAGAAGACAACCGGACGCAGTACGTCCCCATCTACGGCGGTAACGTTAGCGGCACTTAGACCTCGGCTCATGCGATGACGTCCTCAATGCAGTCAATCTGGAAGGAGGAGAAGGCAGGGGCTTCGTTCGTCCAGCCTGACTGCCTAGTAACAAGGCGGAACACCCCGTAGGGCGTGAACTTCGCAATAACGGCATTGTCAGCAGGGGCGGAGCGCAGCTCAGGCACGAAGCTGATCGTGGCTGCTCCAGCGGATACCGTAGCGTCAGCCGTAGCCATCTTCAGCTCACCGTTGACCTCAAAGTAGTCTCCGGCCCTCATGGCGTAAGTGCCTGACCAACCGTCAGTGTTAATGCTCGTCCCAGTCTGCCCCGCGCCATTCACCAGAGCCGTTCCCGTAGCATCAGCCCTACGGGTAAATGAGAAGTCCCGTAGGTAGAACGACAGGGACCGTGCCTGTACGTCAGCGATGAACGCCTGTAGGACTGCGCGGTTGGTGGTATCTAAGTTATCGAAGTTCATAGATACCTGCCACCGAGAACCCACGCGAGAGGCCGTCTGGATGGCTCCCGTGAGAGGGGAGGTGAACTGCCGCGTGTTAGAGATCATCGTCCATGACGAGGAGCTAGGAGCGATGCTAGGAAATGTAGTGTCAGCCGTAGCCATTAGAAGCGTCTCCGCATCATCAAGTCAGCAATCTCCGCCTTCTGACGGCGCAACTCAGCCATGAACATGGCGCGATCTTGGTCTGTTGCGCCACCCGAGATGTTGACCGTAGGAGCATACGTCAGGCGGCTGTTATTAGTAATGGCAGAGTTAGGTGTTACCCGTCCGCCAGCATTACCCATAGTGAGGATTTCAGGGCCACGCTCACCCACTACGTAGGATTCCCCAGGCCGTACCTGACCGCCTAGAGCGCGTCCAGAGAGGGCGCCAGCGGCATAGGTGGCACCAGTAGCAATAACAGCGGCAGCGGCAGCAGCGCCAAGCACAGGGCCTACGATGTCGATCTTGGCTAGAGCGCTGTACGCCTTCATGGCGGCTACGTAGGACTCAGAGATGATCCGCTCAGCGTTGTCGCGCTTCTCCTTGTTCATAAGGTTCACGCCGATGCGATATGCGGCCTTCGCTCTGTCCGACTTGCCGGACATGAAGATGTCTTCCATTTGGAGAAGGGCCTTCGTGCGCTCTGCGGCGATCTTCTTCTCTATCTCTGCCGCTCGATTCGCTTCCGCTTCTATCAGCGCTGTCTTAGCCGCTTGGTAGTCTGCTTCAAGCGTCAAACCTGCTGCGTAGTCCGCTTCCAGCTTTGCGCGCTTCTCAGCGATCATCCGATCAAAGGCTTCTTGCTCAGTGTCATTCATCGCAATGATGCCTTGAGCGTAGTCATACGCTGCCTGAAGCGCTCGGTCTCGGGTCGTAATTTCTTTCTCTCGTGCCCTTTGCTGTTGATCTAGGCGCTTGAGATCATTTGCTGCGAACTGCGCACGTAATGCGCCTTCCTGCCTATCGAGCTTAATTGCCTCCTTCTTAGCTTTTAGCTCTTCGGTCTTCGCATCAATAGCGTCAAAGGCCGTTTCAATCCGCTCTTTCATGACCGCTTTTTCAAAGTCACTGGCCTTGCTTAGCTCTAGGCGGTAAAGAGCTTCTTGGCGAGCCGTCATTCCTACAGTAGCCGCTCGCAACTCAAGCGCCTCAATAGAGTCCATGAGAGCTTGAGTAGACTCCTCGGCCTTCTCTCCCGTGATCTCTGTTTGCTCGTTAAATATCTTTAGGATTTCTGCCGCATCACGCGCAGCTACGTCCGCGTCTAGGAACGTACGGAAGAACTCTGCGAGTTCAGGATTGGCAGTCTGCGTCGAGGTGGCGAGGTCCCTTACTACATCTGACAGCCCTTGGAAGTTCTCTTCCGACTTATTCTCTTGGAACCTGTTAAATGCCGTAGCAAGAGATAGAGCTTGCTCTCTAGTCAGCCCGAACCTCTCTGTTAAATTATCCAACTCTTGCCGAACGCCGCGAAACTGAAGCTCTGTGTTCTGAACATGCTCCGCTGCTTGCCCAAACCGCTCAAACTGCTGGGCCGCAACCTCAGCCCGCTCCATGATGCTGTCGAAGGACCGGACCATCTGGCTTTCGGCTTCTTGGAGCTGCACCCGTGCGTTTGCAATACCCAAAGCCATCTCAACACGTGCAAGCTCTTGGGAGCGGTCTGCTAGCTCCTTGATGCGCTGGCTAAGCCCGTATGACCCGCTCTCTGCCCTCTCAAAGGCAAGGTCCACCGCATCCATGGCTTTGGCAAGCTTTTCACCTTCGTCCTTTGCCTTCCCGAACCCAAGCGCCATATTGGCTGCGGCAGCACCGGCAGCGACGAACGCACCGAAAATGGCACCGGCGGGACCAAAGAGCGAGAGAATCTGGGGGCCCTGCTGACCTAAAACTATCAAGCCATTGGTGCCCATTTGTAGCTGGACGGCGACGTCCTGCATCTGCATACCGAGCTGAGACACCGATCCCCGCATTGAGCGGAAGCCGCCACGGCCTTTCATAGCCGCAGCTTCAATCTTGTCCATCTGCCGCTCGGCTTTCTGCGTTGCGGCCTCTAGTTGGGTAACAGCTTGGGCGGTCTTTTTAGCCTCTATATTGACCTTCATGAACTCAAAGCCTACGGCCTTGAACTCCTTGGAGGCTCTTGCTGCGGATTTGGCTACTTTGTACTTGGAGTCAGATAGCTTGACGGCCTGAGCGGCTGCGCGCTGCTGGCTCTTCTCGATCTTGGCGACTTCTTTCTCAAGCCGAGCGATCTCCCTCTCGGCTCGTACGATGTCTCGGGTTTCGGTCTTAAATAGTAGAGTGCCGACTTCAGTAGTCATTTTTCTTGTACCCCGCGATACTTCGCCAAAGTCATGACTGCCTCAACTTCCCAGCAATCTAACTCGCAGCCAGTTAGGCGCATATAGCTGTCTAGCTCAGTATAAGTATACTCCCTGAGCGACGTATACGCTTCCCAAGCGTGCTGGAAGTCTCTGGACAAAGAGGGGGTGTTGAGAAGCTCAGGAGGGGTGCGTCCTGTGGACTTCTCTACTTGCTTCAGCGTCTCGTACCGGCTAATTGATGAGCCTTCAGGTGCTGAGTGCATCTTCATACACCAGCGCCCAAAGGCTACGAATTCATCAACTAGCCCTTGGTAAAATTGGCGCCGTTACCGAGGAAGGTGATTAGCTGCTCAACCACCGCCGGGGCTTGATTGTAGAGAGCCTTGGCGTTGGCCTTGCTGAACTTGTACTCCTCACCATCCTTAACGATCCCGCGCCAATCCAGGGTCACGGCTACGAGAGCCTCAACGTCCATAGCGTCATAGTCGAGGTCTTGCAGCTTGTCGTTGGACTTAGCAGCAATGATGAGGGAGGTCTGCTTCTTCTTCTGCTTCCGCCACTCCCGAGAGTCAGCGCCCTGGATAGTGATGAAGACATCGGTGGGGGTCCCGTCCACCGGGGAGAGGATATTCACCTCTGCCCCGGCTTCGTGGGAAACAGCCGTAGCTAGGCTATTGAACTCCATAAAACCGCCCTTTTATGGTTTATGCAGCAGTCCGCGTAATGACGATGTTAGACGCATCGGTGGCATCGTAGAGGCCTACGAAGTCCATGGCGATGGTCACAGCGCCCTCACCAGACACATCGGGCTGACCGCTGTTGTACTTCACATTCCCAATCTCGATGAGGTAGTCGTTACCGTCGAGGTCGGTCAGGGTCAGAGCAATGCTGCTGCTGGTTTCGTTAAGGAACTTCTCGTACAGAGCCTTGGACTCAAAGTAGCTCGTCAGCGTACCAGTCACCCGCGACTTGCCGATGGCAGGCCGCTGGGTGGTGGAGGAGCCTACTGCGAACAGGGGCTCAATGCCGTTCTCAAGGGACAGCTCAAGAGCCGTCACCGTAGCAATACTGGAGCCACCCTCCTGAATAGACCCCGTGAAGGAGTCGAAGGGAGTGTTGCCCACATCAGAGCTGTAGGAGCTAGAAGCCACCTGGGTCGTAGCAAGGGTCAAATCCTTACCAATGATCCCGAAGGTAGCGGTCACCATAGAATTAGGCGATACGCTGAGAGACATCGAGTTGATCTCACAGCCGGTGTATCGGTGGTATTCAGCGGTAGCCAAGTCTGCAAACTTCCGCTCAAAGGTGAATGAGCGGCGGGTAGTTCCAGCCTTGAGTACATCAAGAGTCCACGAACCACACAGCGCAGCTTGGAGCAGGTCATCAAATGCCTCGTACTCAAGCTCACCAGTGATCTCGCCAGACACGGACTTATTGCCGTGGCGAAAGTCTTCTACCTGACGGTCACCACGGAGCTTCTCGGACTCCACGGCGTCCTTCGTCAAGGCGAGGGTCGTGCCGGTATGGGGAACGGGCGTCCACGTAGGCGTGGAGG